GTTTAACTGGATCAACAGAAATACCGTCTAAAGTTTTATACTTTGATTCTTTTCTTGATTTTACGAAAAAAGTAGGGAAAAATTCCTCTTCTCTTTGAAAGTACTCTCCATTTTCATATCCACGGACCAAAATCTTATTAAATTTTTCATAGACATTGGTATAAAATCTCATTTTGTAAGTTTCAGGTAATCTTCAAGTAATTTTTCTTTTGGTTCAACGAGTGTAAGAATCTTATCAGAACTTATCATAAGTTCCGTTTCATTGGTATATTCTTCCATCCAGGGAGATAAATCTTCACCATCCACAACATATGGATTTATTAATTTGCAATCTGGTTCTCCAATATTTGATCCAATATCTTCAATCTCCGAAATTATCTTTAAATTATTCGCTAATAGTAGTAGGAGAATTTGTCGTTCCATTCATTCGTTCCTCATAAGATTTTTTTACCATTTCTGTCGGCTCTACAATAGAGACAACCCAATCTTTACTTACAACAATGTCTTTGTCTGCAGAAAGTGGGATCCACGGGAAAAACGAAACACTAAATTCTCGTTTATCCTCAGCATCATTTTCTTCCATAAGAACCTGAGAAGAAAGTAATTTTACAATAAAAGGATATGTAAATAAGTACGAAGACAGTTTCTCATCTTCCGTTACTATTTCCTTTATATCGGCAATAACATCCTCACCAGATTTCAATAGTGCAAGTTTTACTGTCATAGAAATTCCATACCTTCCGTGTATTATAGCAAGAAAAAAGAGGGGAGTCAACTGGATTTTGCCAGTTTCCCCTCTTTGGCTAGCGCCGACGATATTCAGTGTTATTTAGTTATTTGTCAGGGTGGTTTTCCTGGAAAAAAATTCTTTTTCTTACTAAGTGAAAAGGGAGTTATAAAAAGCATTTTCATCCTCCTTTAGCAGGCAGAACTATTTAGACATTTTGTATCATAGTGATACAAAAAAGTAAAATTTGCTACTGGTTTATACTCAACTGTTTTGGGTCAAAGATAATCTTTACGCTTATGGTGATCTGGGACAATTTTTTTCAAGTGGACAGAGAGGAGTCCGTCTTCAAAGGATACATCTGCGACTTCTGTATCGTCTGCCATTGTCCATGCTCTCGTGAAAGATCGCTGAGCCAATCCCTTATGTACGTAGTTGGTATCGGATTCTTTATCTTCCTTTTGTCCTTCGATAAAAAGTTTTCCATACTCTGTGTATACATTTAATTCCTCCTTCTTAAATCCAGCAAGAGCAATCTCAAGTCGTGACTCTACATTACTGACTTGGATTAGATTGTATGGTGGGTAATTAGGATTTGTTTCATTGAAATGACCAAAAATACGCTCAAGGTAATCATCCATACCGATGCTATATTCATTGATCCTTTTCATAAGAACAGGAAGATCTGCAGTATTATATCTTGCTAAGGTGTTCATCTTTGTATCTCCTTTTAAAGCGAGTTTTGTGTTTTGTGGACCCTTTCGGCATCCACTACTAATTATATAAAAAACACAAAAAAAGGGGGTGTTGAACCCCCTACAAAATTATTCGGTTTCTTCATCCGTTCTTTTCTTTTTAGACCCAATATTATACTTGGTCTCTAAAATCCAGTCTCCCTTATCTTTATATGAAAGAACTTTAATCTGATTCAATGGTGCAATATCTGCAATTTTGCTCGCATCAACAATAGTAACTAGTCCCCAATCAGCAATAAGTTGAGCAATACGATTACGACGCTGAACATCATTAACAGTCAGATTTGCTTGCTTACCATCAAGAGCAAACAGTTCTTTAAAATGTACCAGATAATATCTACCTTGCTTATGCAAAATATGACAAGATTGATAGATTTTCTTTTCTTTTCTTGACGCTACTCCGATACGGGTCAAAGTTTCACGAACCTTAAGAAAATCATCGGGTTCATTAAGAATCACTTCTACCATTTGGTCGGGCGTCCACTTCACTTCAGGTTCTTGAACGACACTCATTTTGTTCCTCCAGTTTCAAATTTTGATTTAATAAAAGTAAGTTGTTCTTTTGTTAGAATCCTCAAAGCTTGTTTTGCCTTTTCATTACTATAACCATAATAACGTTTGACATAATCAAGATCTTTGATTTTATCTTGTCGGAGCCAGGGAGAAAATCTCTTCTTTTTCCTCAGACTATTTATATAAAAGTCATATTGCAACTTTTTTGGAAGAAAATGATACTGATTCATTTCATTGGAAAACAGTACAGAATCAATGTGTCCAGAAAAACAACGATTAATAACATATGGAGAATAATCCTTTTCTAATTCTGGATTTTCATCAATCAGGTTCTCTTTGGTCTGATTGATCGAGTTTAACCAGTCCTTCAATTCCATAATTAAATAATAATAATTCTTTTCTTGTTTTTTGTTCTCTCATATATTCACCAACAGACCTCATAGTATATGTGAGGTCAAACTCAGCAGCATTCCGATCTTTAACTAATTGGTCTGAATTGTAACTAATGAGTTGGTGCATATCACAAGCATCGCAATCAGCAGCAAACTTATCGTGATCAAATCCTTTGTGCATTGATCCTTTGTTCCCATAGAGATTATCCTTAATGTCGTAAGGAGGATCGAGATACACAAAAGCAGAAGTGTCTCCATCCAACAAATAGTCGTAAGAATAATTAGTTATACGCCAATGCTTAATTAACTTTGAATAATCAGGAAACTTCTCAATCCCACTAAGTGAAAAGTTTGAAATAGATGCCTGCTGAGAAAATGATGAGCTTTCCGTAAGTCCACTGAAACTGCATTTATTAACAACATAAAACGCTGCAGCGCGATCAATACTTGGCAAACTTAAATCATTTATTTGATCTTTTGCTTTAAGAAAAAGATCTCTTGCCAATTCTGGAGTATTATTTGTGGTCTTTAAATCAACGAGTTTATCTTTAAGATCAACTCCAACTTTCTGAAGTTGCTGCCAGAAGTTTACAAGAGGTTCATAAAGATCATTCACCCAGATATCTAAATTGGGGTACTTTTTTGTAGTATGAATAGCAACTGAACCTCCCCCAAGGAATGGTTCACGAAACTCACTATAATTACGAAGATCTGGAAAGTAAGGGTCCATCTTTAAACAAGCACGAGACTTACCACCAGGATATCTCAAACAGGTTTTAAGAGACTTTTGGGTGGACATAATCAGGTTGATGATATTTTAGATACTCAAAGAATGTAAGTTTCATTTCTTTCTGTGTCATGCCACAATGCTTTGCAGCAGCAGGAAGCGTCATTTTAGCACGAAATAATGCTTCGTTGGATTCTCTTACATTTTCTGGGGTCGTTTTTACTGGCAACTCTTTTAGAGTTTTATAGTCAATTTTATAGAGGTTCATTTAATTACCAATTCAAACGATTAATTTTTTACTTGGTGATTTAATTAGCGAGAACATTTGTTCATATTGCTCAATAATTTGGTCTTGAGTATCAGCAATATATACTACATACTTTTTAGATACTTCAATCTCTTCGTCTTTGCCTTTCAAAAGAGGAGACCAAGGAGCAAATCCCATTTGACCCTGACCAGCTGGAATAGCAACAATTGGATTTGTGATGACAATAATTTCACTCAGATTGTCTTTTAGGTCTGCAATAACATCTTCACCAGACCACATACGAATTAGTTTTACATTCATTTAGATTTACACTCTGTACAATACTTTATTTTTATTATATATTACTTAAAATTACACTCCACCATTATTTCAGTAAGTGCTGCTAGGAGATTAATCTCTTGGTCGGCACAAAAAGCACATTGGTATTGATACTTAGCAATAACAAGAACGGCAGCAGGGATAGATGCGGGGACAAGGCTATCATAACAGGCGTCATAAACCCTGCGAAGTAGACTAGAAGCATCGTTGTCCAAGTTGGAGACCACCCACTTTCGGACTTCAGTAAAGTTTTTTTCCTTGAGACTTTTAATGAGTTCATTTACAGAAATATCCGAAAAAGATGCAAGGATACCAGAATCGATCTTACCTCCAGTAGAATACCTTTGAAGTGTATTAAGTAGTTGTCTTGTATCGGGGAAGTAATTTTTTATTAATTCTGCTACAACTTTTTTATCATACTCAATATTTTCTTCGTCAAGAATGTGAGACATCCTGTTAAAAATAGAAACCATCAACTCAGGTTTTTCGTTCTTTGGAATGGGAGTGTATTTGAGAACAACACACCTTGACTGAATTGGTTCAATAATTTTATTAAGATTATTGCAAGTGAAAATAAAACATACATTATTGTGAAGTTGTTCAATTACTCCACGAAGACAGAGCATTACATCATTAGTTGTCCCATCAAACTCATCAAAAAACACTACTTTTTTCTTATCACTAAACATAGAAACCGTAGTTCCAAAGTTGATGACTTGATTGCGAATAGTATCCAAATACCTACCCTCTGAGGAACCATTCAAAAACAAAACATCTTGTTTTGTAATTTTACACAGGGTTTTAATAGTTTGTGTTTTACCACAACCCTGAGAACCTTGAAGGATAAGATTTTGATTTAATTGCCCATCATCAACAACATTAGTAAAAAACTCTTTTACACTTTTAGTAAGAATTAAATCTTCAACAGATTCGGGTGCCCATTTTTCAACCCAGAGGAATGGTTTAGTTTCAGTAATTTCCATAATTTAATTTATCCACGAAGGTTTTCTTTCGGGCATACGAAGATAGTTATCAGACACCCAAGGTTTGGATGCAATATACCTTTTATATGCCTCAAATGTATCAATAGTTTTGTCAGTCTTCCATTCATCTGGCATAGCACGAGCAAATGGAGTTACTTCTGTAATCTTACCTTTGGGAAACAAATAGTATGCATCCACAAGAGTTTTGTAACAAGAGTGAGTTTTGTTATACCTCAAACAATATTCGTCAGACAAATTTAAACCCCACTTGATTAACCAGTACGCATTGTGAATACTTTCCATTGCCCACTTGGTACAGGGATGATTGCGGAATGCTCCCTTTTCGGTCTTGTAGGGGGTTCCATCTGCTTTAGGGAGAGTACCGTACCCGTGCCCCCACTTGTCAGAGGCAACGATAGAGAGCATTTGACAGCACTCTAAAGGCATCTTGACAATGTGTTTATCGGGAAGGCAAATAGCACTCTCCGCAGGAAATGGATTTGTAACGAAAATGTTCATCAACCAAAAGTAGAATCAGGCTCTAGAGCAATATAGTAGCACAAGTCGTGGTTCTTGGACTGGAATTGTGACAGAAGTTTTTGTGATACGACAACTTCATAAGTCCCAGGAAGAATCTTGATGTTCTCTACTTTAAAGTTAAAGACAAACTCAGAATCAGTTTCACCAACAACGATAGAGAAATCATTGGAAGTATCGTTCTTCTTATCACGAACAACTAACTTAACTACACCATTCTCACCCACTGCAGAAAGGTCGGGAAGTTGATAAACAGCCGCTGCTTTAATGAGTCTATCAAGTTGAGATTGGTCTAAAGTAAAGCAAACATCTTTTGATGGTAGTTCAATACTTTTGTCGGGTGGAGTTACAATCACTTCTGGATCAGCAAAGAAATACTTTGCTTTTCTTTTTCCTTCTTTGATTAGCACATAGGAATTATCAGTAAAATCAAGATCGGGATCTTGATGAAGATTCAAACCATTTAGGAATTGATTTAAATCATAAATTGCAAAATCTTTAGGAATATTCTCTTCAATTACAGCTTCAGCCAGAATATTCTTCATAATTGAAATAGTACGAAGACAATTTCCTTCTTTGAATAAAATAGATTGGTTAATAGAAGAGAAGTTCTTAAGAATAGTAATGGTTTTTTCAGAAAGTTTCATAACGGTCAGAAGTGTTTTTATGTAGACCAGCAAAGTGGTAGAGAAGGATACAATAGTGAATAGCCTTCAGAATGTCAAGTTTTGATTTTCCATTCTTTTTACCAAATCGTGAGAGATATTTAATTGCATTAGATCTAGTAAAAGGTTCACCATCACCAATACTACTAATCAAATCTAATGTTTGTGTTCCAGATTGACCAGAAGTATAGTGAGAATGATACGTACTAGCAATATATTCTTCTATTTCCTTCAGAGTTTTATCTTCTTCGTATTTCCAGAAATTATTTTTATTGGAATTATCTCCACCAAGACTAATCGTATCTAATGACTCTGCTCCAGAAATATGAAAGATATTTGGGTGTCCGTCTTTAAAATATTCATTAAATCCAATATAGTCAATATTGTTATTCAAATTTGATTCCTCACTATTAATGAAAGAAAATGGTTCAGGCATTTCCGACATAAAATTTTAAAGTTTGTAGTTTAATCTAATTATCTCACATTTAAAGATAATGGTCAAGTAATCATTTTACTAAATCCTTTAACCTTTTCTACTTTAATGACCCTATCAAATTTGTCAATCAATTCGTCAGTCTTATGTGAAATTACAAAAATATTAGAATCTTTAATAATATACTTAATTATTTTTGTAAATTGATCTGTTCCCGTAAAGTCTAAAGAACTATCAAATACCTCATCAAGTATCAGTAAATTTGTATTTACAGAGTTTTTCATCTTTGCAATTTCTCTCCAAGTAAAAAGAATTGCAAGATTAATTCTCATCTTTTCCCCTTCGGAAAAAGATTCGTAGGTAAAGTCCTGATGGATTGGAGTTTTAATATTTTCATTGAATTCTTCATCAAAATTAAAATTAATATAAAAATCCATTAAGTTCAAATATTTGTTTATTTGAACGTTCATTATTGGCAGGTATTTTTTAATTACTTTTGCCTTGATTCCTCCATCTTTTAATAAATTGTGGGAAAAATCCAAATACTTCAATTCATCTTTGAGTTTTGCATTATTTTTTTTAATTTCTTCTAGTTGTGTTTTAAGCTCTCTTAGTTTTTTGGTTTCTTTACTTTGATTTTTTAATTTATTTTCAATTTCTTTTATTTCTCCTTCTATTGTTCTAATTTGCTTATTATTACTGGAAATTTTTATGTTATTGCCAGTAATATCATTGGTAATGGAGGTTATCTTTCTAGTAAGTTCCAAAAATGTTTTTTCTCTTTCCTCTTCTTCTTTTATTGTTTGAATAATTTCATCATATCCGTTTTTTAACTCTTTTACTTTTCTAAGAGTTTCTTCAATCTTAGATGTTTTAAAGTTATCGTCTATATTTTGAGTGCAAGTTGGGCATACATTATTCTCGCTGAAAAACTTATGTTCATCAACCACAGAAGAAACTTTTTGTGATAATTTTCCCTTTAAACCTCCGAGTTTTTTTAATTTTTCTGTTGACTCTGAATATTGACGTGCTTCTTCCTGAAGTTCCGAACTTTCTTCTTCTTTAATTTTAATCAAATCAAATAAAGAATTGGTTTCGGATTCAATACTAAGAATCTTTTTTCTATTTTTTTCAATATCGTCTTCACCATTCTTTTTTATATTATCAATAAATTCCTTTTGCATTTCTATTTTATCTATTGTCATAGTTTCTGACAATGTAAAATTTTTAACTTCTTCGTTATTTTTTCTTATGCGATCTTTTATTATCCCATTCATAACAGAAAATATTTTTATATCCAATATGTCTTCAACAATCTCTCTCCTATTAGCAGAGGATAATTGCATAAAAGGCACAAAAGAAGCATTACCAAGTATTACGATTTGAGTAAATGATTTATAATTAAGTTTTAGGATATTTTCTTCCAGATATTTTTGTTGGTCGTTAGCAGATGCTGCTTGATTTTGTATTTTTCCATTTACCCAAATTTCAAAAACGTTTGGTTTAATACCTCTAATAATTTTGTATTTTTTAGATCCAATATCAAATTCTACCGTAACCAAACAATCTTTTTCATTGGTTGAATTTACCAGTTGCCCTCTATTGATTTTCCTAAATGCTTTATTAAAAAGACAAAAACATATAGCATCCAGCATTGTACTTTTTCCAGATCCATTTGATCCGATTATAAGAGTAGTTTTGGATTTTAAAAGATTTATTTCTGTTTCTTGATTTCCTGATGATAAAAAATTACGATAGGTTATTCGCTTGAATAAGATCATAGTCTCTTGGGGGAATTACAAATTCATTGGGTGTTATTATTACGTAGTGATATCCATACATCTCACAAGTTTTTATTGCTAACTCATCTTCAACTTCCGCAACGGACATCTTAGGATAATCTTCTGCTTCCAATAAACCAGCATATCTTTCCGCATCATCGTAATCAACAAATAAGTATAGAGCCTTTTCTCCTTCCTCGTCAATTACCGAGTACGCACCCTCATCTTCTTTACCTTCTATAGTTAATATAAACATCATACCACCTCTAAAGCTTCTTTATAGGTATCTTTTAGAATTTTTTTGATCATATCTTTGTTTAAATCAAATTCAGATTCTTCTACGTATTTATTCAAAATGGTGAGAGTATCCTCAATTTCAACATCAGTATAATTGACCAAAGAATCTTCTACTTCATAATTCTCAATTATTTTTAACTCTGATGGATTTTGTTGAGTTAAAGCATCGATAAAATTATCAAACTTTAATTGATTTTCTTTTTTGCGAACAACAACCTTAATCATTTTGTTTGAAATAGAAGAAAAATCAATATTTGGCATCTCATCATCATAATAAATTCTCTCAAACATTGTGTATGGATTTTCTATGAATTCTAGTTCATAATTTTCCGTGTCAAAATAGTGAAATCCTCTATTATCATTAACATCGGACCAAAACATTTGATATGGATTTCCCAGATAAAATATTTTCCCATCATCACTTCTTGTATGATAATGTCCAGAAAAGACTCTATCAAATTTACTAAAAATTTCTTTCCCCATACCATCAGTATTGACGTGTCCAGGATGAGCCATAAACCCATTGAGTTCCAAATGACCGAAAACAACCTTTGCTTTAGTATTACTCAATAAATCAAGAGTTTCTTTTTCATTGTCAGCACATATCCAAGGCAAACAAGCGACATTCAAATCGTCAATCGTAAATTCAGATGGTGATGATATTTTTACTACATTTTTATATTCATTTAAGAGAGAATCAATGGCATTAATCTCATTTGTATTTTTATAGTATGCATCGTGATTCCCTACGATATTATATACTTTTATTCCCAGATCTCTAAATTTATCATAAACATTAACCTTTGCCCATTCAAGAGCCCAATAATCTATACCTTTTCTACTATCAAACGCATCCCCCAAATGTATGGCTACTTTAATTTTATCTTTTTCTAATTTATTAAAAAACACATCATTATAAAACTTTAGAAAATAATCGTGAAAGGACTTATTTGCTTTCCTAAAATTATAATGTGTATCGGTAATGAGAGCTATTTTCATAGTAAAAAATATTTTCAAATATAAAAAATAAAATAAACACTATTGATATAACTTACTCTGAACATTATCTTTAATTGTATTATAGTCAGAACTATTATATCCGTCATCATCTACGGTAAACACTTGCTCATACCCAGTTCTTTCTAAGATCTTTTCTTTAATCTCAATTTGCTTTTTCTCTTTCTGAATTCTTCTCAAAAAAGCATAATAAACAATTTGAGTAAAGTATGCAAAAGGATTTGTTTTTGTTACATCAAAGTTATTAATATATTGAACACAATTTTCAATACCATCACTTATCATATCCTCTCTAAACATATAGTTAACAAAATTAGGACGATATGATAAGTGTGTTGCAATCTTTAAAAAGCAATCACCAAGATAATTTGGAATCCTTGGATTTGGTAATCCATTTTTCTTAGCAGCATCCACCTTCTTCTTGTACTGAACAAGAGCCTCGTGAAACTCCTTATTGTTAACATAATGTGGATTTTTCTTTTCTCTGTTCATTAAAGTACCATTAGTTATCTTTATTATAGCAAAGTTTCCAAATATATCAAGTATTGACAGGATAAAAAAATCCCTATAGAATCACTCTGTTCGGGTTCAAGATAAATTATACCTTTAATTAGATTTATAAAGTTTCTCTAAGGATACTCTTGCTTCCGATATAGAAGACAGATATCCCATATTAGGAGTTATTTCTGTTAGTCCGGATACTCTATCTTTTTCCCTAACAAACTTTTTATGAATCTTTATAATACTTTGATCAACTACTTCTGTTATAGTAATCACTTTATCCATATTAATTATAAACATAGAATCATTACTCAATTTCATCCAAGGATGA